GTCGATCAGCCGACTTACGATGGTGACGTCAGCTTGCTAAAAGGCGAGCAAGTCATCTTCGGTGTTCAATGGCTGGGCGGGGTGATGGTGGTCAGCCAAAAGAGCGCAAGGGTGCTTTGGTGCCCTACCTCAGCAGTGGAGCGGCTCCATACCTTTCGCCATTACTCCCGTTTGAGCGTGACCTGATCGAGCTGATCGGGTGTACAGAGGAGGAATACAGAGCGTTTCAAGAAGAGGTCAAAAGCAAGGCTGGGGTTAGACCTGCCGACTATGCGCTGATCCCAGACATTCGGTGCGAACCTACAACGATTGCCGTCATATCCCTCGTCGTAGGGATTGCGTCTACAGCGGTCAGTGTTTTGCTGGCTCCGAAACCGCGCCAGCCGCAAACGATCCAGCAGCGGCAGAACGAGCAAGGTGGCTCGCTGACGCTTGATAGCGCCAATGGCCGGTCACGCTTTAACCAGACCTCAGGCTTTGGCGGCAGTGCACCGCTGACCAACTACAACACGCGGGTCCCGATTCCTTTTGGCCGTTGGCAGACCGAAAGCGTTGACGGGATTGATGAGCTAAGCGGCGGACTACTGATTACGCCGTCTCTGGTGTGGTCGCGGATGTATTCCTTTGGCACTCACCAGGGTTTCAAAGGGCTGTATGTGGTGGGCGAGAGCGACCTGACACCGCCTGAACTTGAAGGCGTCTACATCGGCAACAACGCGCTGGACGCTATCCATGAGCGCAACTTCGCGGTCTACTGGAGCAGCAGGGAAGGCTCTAACCGGATCCAGGGAAGCCGCGACCTGATCGCTGGTACGCGGGGCAATCGTTACGCAGGCGACCCTGGCACGAGCGAAGAGGTATTTGTCTGCCCGACGAATCAGGGCATTAACAGCAAGGGGCATTCTGCGGCATACCTGCCGAGCAATACTTATGAGTTCGGTGCGTACGCGCCGATCATGAACGGCACGCAGATTCGCACGAATTGGCGCGTGATCCCGTGGATGCACTCAGAGAACCCGTCGATGGACGCGGCGCGGGATCGGTCGCAGCGTGAAAGGGTCAAGATCGCAGGCCGTGAGCAATCAGGGCTCGGCGAAGGGATGGGCGGTGTTGGCCGCGGCTACACCTGCCGTATGGGCTTGTATCGCTACAACGGCATGGAGGTACAGGCACCTTCCTATGTCGACATCGGCATCGGCGATCAGGTGACGTTCAAGATTTCACCTGAGGGCTTCACTGACCTAGAGGATGTAAAGCTGGCGGACATGACGCAGCGCGTTGATGCGATGCGTGCTGCAGCAGATGATGCGATGCAGATCGGCGAGATGTTCATCATCGGTCGTTGCATCTTCCAGGTCGTTAGCCGCACTGAGAAGACCTGGACGCCTGAGGATGGCACCTACTTCTATGACCTGGAGTGCATTGAGCTGACCGAAGGTCTGCCGAGCATTCGCCTGGCAGGCAATGAGGCGATCAACAACGAAATCGGCAGCGAGGGTGGCGATTTCTTCTCTTGGTGGCTTGGGCCTAGCAATTACCCGCTGCTACGGGTTTCGATGGCGACGATCCGCAACACGCGGCCTGTCGAGTCGACCGAGTTCGGTATCCGTAGTCGGGTTTATCAACAGCTGAACGGTCTTTGTAACTTCCCGACGCTGCCAACCCCGAACGAGCTGCGCGGGTATGACGACAGCAAGGTTCAGGTCACCAACGGTCAACAGACCAGATACATCAAGCGTGCGTCTGTCTTTACGGTTCTGGTGCGTAAGGCTGGCCCTGATGAGCAGGGCAATTCCTACCGCTGGGTGCGTTTGGATGAGCAGTTCGTCGTGGTCAACAACACCCCGACGGACGTCTACAACTACATCAGGCTGCGGCGGCTTGAAGGGCCAACGCAGATGGAGTTCCGTTTCGTGCCAAAGACTGGCGCGGACTGTGTGCATCACTCAGTCGAGAACGTGACTGAATGGTGGATGCTGGATGGCGGCGCGAAGGAAGAGACTGTCGCGGGTGATTTCCCGACGGAGTATGGAACGTTCCGCGTTTCGCTAAAAGGCACCAAGCAGCTCTATGGCGAGTTCTTCTGGCGGAACGAAGAGTTCAATACTGATGGCAAGCCTGAGACACCTGATCGGTACGAGGAGCAGGTGTCTTTTGTTGAGGAGGTAGAACCCCTCCCGACATATCTCACGCAAGGTCGTCACCAGAACTACCGCGTCCACTTTTTTGGCAGCCCTGCCCTTGCTGAGAACCGCGACAAGACAAGGATCACTGATTACGACGTCAATGCCAACGGCAAGACAATCCGCCTGCGTTTGACGGCGACAAGCGTCCGCGCCCCTGAGGATGCCCCCGTCAAGTACCCAGGCCCATTTGGTGACTATTGGATCTGGGATTACTACTGGGGGATCACAGTCGTCAGTTCTTCACTGGGTTGGAGCCTCGGCGAGCAGTTTGACCACATGGCGACAAGTGAAGCGGGCTATCGCATCCGTATTGCTGGTCTGCAGACGGTCCTCATCCCAGGCGATAACCGTGACGCTGAACGGTGGTTTGAGCAGCGCAGCCAGCTCGCAGATGTCAGTCACTACGAAGAGGTGACCAAAAGCAATGAGAGCGCCCCTGAGCACAGCATCGTCTATGTGAATGAAATGACAGAGGAGCTGCCCCAAGCTCCTGAGTTCACAGACCTAACAACGATGGGTCTGGCGCTGCGCTCTAGCAACAACTTCAAGAGCATCAACGAGGTGTCGGTCTGGATTGCTAACGGTGTTGAGGCTCGACGCTTTGCAGGTGAGGACACGGTCGGCCCTGCTAACAAGTTCAGCGACCTGCTCTACTTCCTGCTGACGGACAAGAAGGCAGGAATGGGCAACGTCATCGACCCACGAATGATTGACGAGGATGGGTTCCGCAGGACCGCCAAGTTCTGCGTGCGCAATCGCATCTTCTTCAACGGCGTGCTGGCTGAGGCAGTCAACATTCGTGAATGGATGGGGCAGATAGGGCCTCTGTGCCTGAGCAACTTCGTTGTAAAGAACGGCAGGTTCACGGTTGAGCCTGCACTGCCGACCGATAGCGACGGCAACCTGATCCGTGGAGCGCTCCAGGCTGAAGCACTCTTCAGCATGGGCAACATCATGGATGGCTCGTTTGGTATCGAGGTGATCGAACGCCAAGAGCGGATGCAGATGCGTGCTGCAATGACTTGGCGCAATAGCGGCGAACGCAACAGGCTTCCAATCAACGAGAGCTTCTTGGTGAAATGGGCTGATGAAAGCGAAAGCCAGCCGGTAAACGAAGAAGCGTTTGACATGAGTGCCTTCTGTACTACAAAGCATCATGCCTATATGGCAGCCCGGTATTTGATGTCAGTACGCCGGCGTGTCAGTCACATCGTCAAGTTCCAAACAACGCCGGACCAGGCACATATCGGCCCTGGTTCGTTGATCCGCGTCATCACCCAGTCGAATCCCTACAGCGTCTACAACAATGGTGTGGTTCTCAGTGACGGAACCGTTGAGGCGCTAACCCATCTGGATGACGGGACCTACACCATCAGTGTTTATCGCCCTGGTACGGACCTTGTCGATACAGCGACAATGACGGTTGCGTCAGGCAAGGTTACGGATCCTTCCCTAATCGGGGCGTTGTTTGCTGTCCAGCGTTCCAGCGTGAATAGCAACTTCTATGAAGTTGAGCAAGTGGCTCTCACTGAGGATGGATTGGTGGACATTGTTGCCAGCCATCACCCGACCAACAGTGATGGCAGCAGCGTCATCGTTGCTGATGTCATGGATTCATCCCGTTTCACCATCGTGAGCTAATGGCCTATCCCGATCTGACACCTTCCTCACGGCAGTTCGACCCAGGGAACTGGCCCGTGAAGACGTATAACGCGCAGGATGGCACTGAGGTGCGACTGCTGTATGGCAACCGCCGCACCAAGATGAAGCTCGAACTGCGCTACTCGAATGTGAGTGACGCCAACGCTGAGCTGTTCTTTGACCACTTCGAGTCAGTGAAGGGCACCTTCGAGACGTTTGAACTGCCGTCAGGTAGCAAGGCCGTCGCTGGTTGGGCGGGCACTGAGTCGGTTTTAACTGGAGCGGGCAGCGGTAACCGCTGGCGTTATGAGGAAGCGCCTGTGATTGAGAACGTGCGGCCTGGCGTCTCTAACGTGTCTGTATCGCTAGTTGGGGTGTTCTGATGCCGTTTTACTCAGGGACTGACGGCAGGCTTCTGATTGACGGTACGGAAGCAGCTCGCGTTCGTAGCTGGAGCTATAGCGCATCCCAGTCGACGCTTGATACCACCAGCCTGGCTGACACTGATCGCACAGTGACTGAGGGCATCCGCAGCCATAGCGGCAGTTGTGCGCTTTGGTATTACGCCGACCCTGATGGGAATGATGCCAGCACGTTGCTGCAGAAGCTGATTAAGGCGCGGACCGTTGGCAATGAAGCGGGCATCGCACCAGAGTCTGAGCGCGTGACGTTGCGGCTCAAGATCCACGATCAGAGCTTGGAAGGCAAGTACATCGAAGGCGAGGCGATCATCACGTCTGCAGCGATGTCGATGTCAGTGGGTGAGGTGCTGTCCGCTGAGATTGCTTTTGAGTTCAACGGTGCCCCAACAGCGGTGAACATCTGATGGCGATTTATCTAGGCGATAGCGGCTATGTCGAGATCAGACGCGAGGGTCTGAACACCAGTCTGCAGTCGACGCTGGATCCTGACGACGTCAACGTCGAACGCAGGCGGTTCAGCTTTGACTTCGAGCCTGAGGCGATCATTACAGGTGATCAGCTTGAGATCTACACGGAAGACGGCAGCACGCTTGAACTGGTTGATGGTCACGTCTATCCCGATGGTCGCTGGTTCTGTCACGTTGACCAGGCGGGGGGAGTGCGGCTGTACGACAACTTCCCTGATGCGCTGAACGGTGAAGAGTCGAATGCATTGCCGTTGGTTGTGCCGTCGCGCAGCATCCCGATCATTGCGCGTACACGCAACAGCTTTTACCGCTGCATCGCCCAGGTCACTGATTACTCAATGACCACTGCGCGGGAGACCGTCGACCTAACCAGCCTTGGGGAAGAGTTCCGAACTAATTTCGCAAGCGGTCTGATCAGTGGCCAAGGTCAGCTGAACTGCGTCTGGGATTACGAAGCATCAATATGCAACGACCCAGATGGCTATGCCACCGAGCGTCCGCAGTATTTGGCGCAGCTTGTGATGAGGGCACAGCAAGGCGCAAGTTTTGAAGGTCGTTTTTTCTTAAAGGGAGCCGGGCGCACTGCGATCAGTGGCGGCAACCCTCAGGGTGAGGATGACGCGATCTGGTGGGAGGCGCGTTGCATCGTGACCAACGTTGCGATGGCGTTTTCTGCGTCGGAACCTGTGCGGTCAACAGTCGACTTTGTCACCAGCGGTCCAATCCATCTGCGGACTGGTTCGGTCCCTGGCTACCTGCTGCAGGAAGACAACGCCGCCATCCTGCAAGAGAACGGAGATCCAATCGGGCTGGAAAACAACTAAACCTAGACTGGGGCAGCTGGATTGGGGTTTTAGGTGGCAGATCTCAAGATTTCTGAGCTGCCAGCACTAGCGGGAACGCTGTTAGCAGCGACAGACCCGTTGGCGCTTGCGGATCTCAGTGCAAGCGAAACAAAGAAGATCACGGCTAAGGACCTGATCCAAGCAGGCGTTGCGCTGATTGATGACGCAAGCATCCCTGGTAGCAAAGTCTCTCTGAATCTTGCTCCAGGGTCGATTGGCACGGCAGAGCTAGAAGATGGCGCTGTCACTGCTGCCAAGTTGGCGGACCAGAGCAGCGCAGTCGTCCAGGCGGGATTGCCTGCTGCTGGTGCGTATGTCGGCCAGATGGCCGTCAACACGACGGATAACAGGGCTTATATCTGGAACGGCAGCGCCTGGGATGC